ATAATAAGAGAAACTTTTACAGATAAATCTACAATTGGCAAACTGTTTGTAAATGGTGAATACTTTTGTTATACATTAGAATTGCCTTATAGAGATAATCAAAGAAGAATATCTTGCATACCTTCAGGAGAATATAAAGTAAGATTAAGATTAGCTAGAGAAAGTGCTACAAGAAATTATTTACATTTATTAGTACAAGATGTGCCTAATAGAACATATATATTATTTCATAGAGGGAATAGACCTTCACACACTAAAGGTTGTATTCTAGTAGGACAAACATATGAACAAGACTTTGTTGGAAATTCAACACTCGCTATGGATTTATTAATGAAAGAAATAATAAATTTAGGTGGCGAAAATATTAATTTAATAATCAAAAATCAATAATTATGAAATGGACAGAAATTTTACTTGCAATTTTAGGTATTGCAGAAATCATTGTTAGGTTAACGCCAACAGAAAAAGACAACTCTATCTTAAACAAGATTATGTGGGTTGTAAACAAATTGATACCTAACAAACTTAAAAAATAATGACAAACCGCTTTAGGTTAAAACCACAAGAAATAGCGGCTTTAAAAAAAATGAGGGAATCCGAGACTAGAAATGTTCTAGTTATCGGAGACCTTCACGAACCATTTTGTCTTAATAATTATTTAGATTTTTGTATTGAAAAATACAATGAATATAGTTGTACTGAAGTGGTGTTTATTGGCGATATTATTGATAATCATTTTTCTAGCTATCACGAAACATCAGCAGATGGAATGGGTGGAGCAGATGAATTAGAATTTGCAATTGAACGTATTGCTAGATGGTACAAAGCATTTCCAATTGCAACAGTTATTATAGGAAATCACGATAGAATTATAATGCGTAAAGCTCAAACTTCAGCAATACCTAGTAAGTGGATAAAATCTTATAAAGAAGTTTTAGAAACTCCAAATTGGAACTTTGTAGAAAGATATGAACTAGATGGAGTTCAATATATACACGGAGAGGGTGGTACAGCTAGAACCAAATGTAGAGCTGATATGATGAATACAGTACAAGGACATTTACACACGCAATGTTATACAGAACATTATGTAGGTAAAAAATTTAGAGTCTTTGGCACACAAGTTGGCTGCGGAATTAATCACAAATCGTATGCAATGGCATACGCTAAATATGGTAAAAGACCTGCTGTTGGTTGTGCAGTAGTACTTAACAATGGCAAAACTCCTTTAAATCTTTTAATGGCTTTGTAATGAAGTACATTAAATCTTTCTTAATATACACTATTTGTATATCATCTTTAATATACGTTTTATTAGTAGCCGTTATGCTGTTTAAAGCATCTTTACAACTTTTTAATACCTATATACTACAAAGCTAATTAAAGCTTTTAAATCTAGTATTTTACTTTACTAACAATAACTTTGTTAATAACTTAGTTAGAAATGTTGTTGGTTATGTTATTTTTTTGTATCTTTGTGTCATTATTAACTTAAAAAATTTAAAAATGTACTCAAATTACAAAATGAAAGAAGCTACTAACAAGCAAGAATGTATTGTATCTATTTTAGATGTAGTAAAAGAAAATCCTTTATGGACAAACAAAATAACTGATAGCTTATTTATATTGGTTAAGAATATAGAAGATGAACACAAGCAATTTATCTTAGAAAAATCATTAGATGAACAAGTAATTGATTTGTTTGTTAACCTCAAAAAAGAATACTATAACTTTAAAGATAAAGAATATGAAGCTAGAATGTGTTAGTTATTACTTCTATCCTAATGGTGTGTATGAAACTTATGCCCCTTTAGGAGCTGATTATGTTGATATTAAAGCAGTTGAACCATTTGTTAGAATATTTGGAACTAAAGAACAAATAGATGAAGCTTTTAATAAATATGTTCAAGAAACAGGATTAGCTCTTGATGAAGCATATGATTTTGAAATAGAAGATAAACTTAAAGAATACGAAAAAATATATAAAGAAAGAAATTGTAAACCATTAATAATACGAATATGAATTTAAAAAACTTAAAAAAAGAATTGCCATATAAATGGAGAATACAATCTTCAAGATATGGAAAAGCAACTTGTGTAGCTTATATAGATGCTAGAGATTGTCAAGATTTATTAGATGAAGTAGTAGGTGAAGAAAATTGGCAAACAATATATTATGAAGAAAATGGATTATTGTTTTGTAAAGTAGGTATTTTTGTTGGCGAATGTTGGGTGTGGAAATCAGACACAGGATCAGAAAGTAATGTTGAAAAAGACAAAGGACACGTTTCAGATGCTTTTAAAAGAGCTTGTGTTTCTTGGGGTATTGGAAGGTTTTTATACAGACTACCAATACAATCTTTACAAACAAAAAAACACACTAATGGTAAAGAATATCCATATATGCCTGAAAAAAATGAATTAATTTTTGATGGTGAAAAATTAACAAAATATATAAATTGGAAAATAAAAAAAGAAATTAATAACTAAAATAAATAAAAATGGAAATTCAAGGTAAATTAAAAAAATTATTAAAAATTGAAAGTGGTACTGCTAAAAATGGTAATGAGTGGAAAAAACAATCTTGTATTGTAGAAACTGATAATAAATATAATAATCAAGTTTGTGTTACTGCTTTTGGTGAAGAAAACATTAACAGTTTAAATAAATTAAAAATTGGTGAAACTGTTGCTATTGATTGTAATGTATATTCTAGAGAATACAATGGAAAATATTATAATCAAATTGATGGTTGGAAATTTTCAAAACACGAGAATGATACTAATGCAAATGATTTTGTAACTTCTGATGAAAACGAAATGCCTTTCTAAAATGACTGAAGAATTAAATTTTAAATCAATATGCTCCATAGCTACAAGTGTTATGGATTTGCCTAAAGATTCTTTGTCTAGCAAAAGTAGAAAAAGTGACATAGCAGTTGTTAGACAAGTGGTTGCATATATAGGTAGAACTGAAGAGGATATACATAGAAAGACTATTGGAAAAATTCTTAATAGAGATAGAACATCTATTAACTATTACGAGAATACACATAAGATTAACTATGCAACATATCCTTTGTACAGAAATACTTTTAACAAGATTTATAAAGCATATAAAGACATAGAATCTACTAAGAGTATTTTTTTTGACAAAGAAGTTATGAAGAGTCACTTGTTAAAAAGTGGTGTAAAAGAAGTATTAGATGCTGATGTCATTCTTGAAGTTAAAAGTGGATCAGTAGCTTGTAAAGTCAAAACTTCATACTTTGATTTTTCTAATCAATTAGAAAATGTTAAGTTAGCACTTAAAAATTATCATTTTTCAGTAAAAATAATATAATGGATAAACCTAACTACTATGCAGTTATTCCTGCTAATGTGAGATACAGCAAAAAATTAACACCTAATGCTAAATTGCTATATGCAGAAATAACTGCTTTGTGTAATATGAATGGAAAATGTACAGCATCAACACAATATTTTGCAACACTTTATAATGTTAGTAAAACATCAATACAAAATTGGCTAAAAACTTTAGAAGATAACAACCATATTACAAGACACAATATATTTAAACTAGGTACTAAAGAAATTTTGTCTAGGCACATAAAATTAATTAATACCCCTACACAAAATAACTTTAGAGATAATAATAATATAAATATAACTAATACTAATCTTACAGATAGTAATAAAAAGGAGCGTTTTAAAAAACCTAATATTGAAGATGTAAAAAATTATTGTATTTTACGTAACAATAATATAGATGCAGAAGCTTTTATGGATTTTTATGAAAGTAAAGATTGGAAAATTGGAAAAAATAAAATGAAAGATTGGAAAGCTGCAATAAGAACTTGGGAACGTAGAGAAACAAAAAAAACACCTATGTCTAAATTAGATGCTCAAATAAATGAATGGCAACAAGCAAAAAAATTAATTTAAAAAAATATTATGAAAAAAGAAAAAAATGATGCAGTACCTTATGAAGTCTTTAAAGATATATTAAATAAAGCACACAAAAATAGAGATAATGTTGATTATTTAGAAACTGCTATGGAATATGTTTTTAAGCAAGACTCTAATTTGTATAATGCTGCTTTAAAATATGCAGATAAGTTAAAAGAAAATTATTATTTTACAGAAGAAGAGAAAAAAAACATAGGAAATATATGAAAACACTTAAAAACGAAAACTTGCAAGAACTAACTGAAAAAGTTCTAGACCTTATAGCTAAAACAAGCGTAGAGATAGGTCATAAAACTGATGCAAATACTATGGCAAGTCTTAGTAAAATATTTGCACAAGATTTACAAAAAGAAAATAAATTTAAAAACTTGACTTTCAATCAGATACAAGATGCATTTCATCAAGGAGTAAGGTTTTCAAAAGATGAACCTTTTTTAAACATAAGAACTTTTTATAAGTGGACTTATGCGCATAAAAAAGTAGTAGACAATGCAGAACATCAGGTAAGAGAGTTAGGTATGTCTAAAGAAAAAGTACCATTTTATCAAGATACAATTGTATATTTAGAATAACTAACTTAAAAAAAAATTATGAAAACAAAAGAAAAAGTAAAATACTGGCTAGAAAAATTTACACATTTGAGAGATAATGATTATAGATTGTGTAGTAATATATGGCACGAAGAATTTAAAGCATATGATATGAATGGAGATTCTTCAGCTCAAGATTTTTTAAAGATATATTCTTTAGGAAAATTAACATCAGCACCTAGCATTAAAAGAGCAAGAGCAAAAATACAAGAAGAAAATCCTGAATTAAGAGGTGAAAAATACTACATAAGAAAAGGTGTAGCACAAGATCAATGGAGAAAAGATTTGGGCTATGAAGTCAATAAGTAAACTAAAAAAAGAACTTGACAAGTGGTTTAGTCTTTATATAAGATTAAGAGATTGTAATGAATATGGAATGGTGCAATGTATAACTTGTAATTCTATAAAATATTATAAATCAGGAATGCAAAATGGGCATTTTCAAAGCAGATCACATTTAGCTACAAGATTTTGTGAAATAAATTGCCAACCTCAATGTGTAGGTTGTAATATGTTTAAACAAGGTGAACAATATAAATTTGCACTAGCATTAGATTCTAAATATGGTGAGGGTACTGCACAAGAATTGCAATTTAAAGCAAAGCAAACTATAAAACTTAGCAGGATAGATTATCAAGAAAAAATAAGTTATTATAAAAATCTTGTTAATAAAATAAAAAAAGAAAAAGTAATTGAGTAAATTATTATTATAAATTTGGCATATGCAAAAGCCAATATTCGCAAGTCAAGAACATCAAATGACTATTGAAGTATTTATGAATGCTTGTTTAAAATTTGCAGAAGAAGTAAGTACAAAACCAAAATACAGTAATTATTTAGACATAGTAAAAGATATTGTAGAATATCACAATGGTTTTGGAAATGAAACAAATGAAGATTATTACAATTGGCTAATGATTATTCCAATCAATTTATCAGTAGCAACAACAGGTTTCTTTGCAGGATTAGAAACTAAAAGAAATTCAGCAGTCATTAGAGCTTATAGTGTTGTTTTAAATGAAATGTTACATAATACAGTTGATAAATTAAAACTCTTAACAATAGAAAATGAATAGAATATATCTTGAAATATCAAAGCTATCAGAAAAATTTAGAACAATGGCATATGGTATAACACAAGATGAAGAAAGAATTAATGATGCAGTTCAAGAATTAATGCTATATTTTCTACAAATGAATCCTGATACACTAAAAGCTATATATGAAAAAGATGGAGTGAATGGAATTACAAGATATGGAGCAGTAGCTTTAAGAAGGTCATTAACAAGTAAAAGATCAAATTTTTATTATAAATATGAAAAATATTATACACATATTGATAGTTTTCGTTACAACACTAGCAAAACTTGTATTAATTCTTATAACAATGATGCCAATTGTACTATTGCAAATTTGGAGAATATTAGTTATGAAAGTGAAAAAGGCACTTACGAAAAGCTTGAAAAAATAGACAGTAAGTTAGATACGATAAATTGGTACGATGCAGAAGTTTTTAAGTTGTATTATTATGAAGGAAATACTCTTGATTCTCTTGCAGAAAAAACAAAAATAAGTAGAAATAGCTTATTTACAACAATTGACAAAGTTAGAGAAATATTAAAAAAAGAATTAAATGAAGATGTATGATCCGTTAGAAAAAGATTCATTTGTAATGCAATTTGGCTATCATCATCCTGATTGGACAAGATGTAGTGTTAATAATTTAAAACTACAACGTAAAACAAAAAAGAAAAAAAGTGAAAAATAGATTTTTTGTTCCTGATGAAGTATATAAAGAAAGAATTTCTATTTGCAAAAGATGTAAACATTATTCTAGTATATTAGGAAATTGTGGGATATGCAAATGTTTTATGAAAATTAAATGCAGGTTAGCACCTATGGAATGTGCAGACAATCCTAAAAAATGGCAAAAGACAACAAAAATTGAAACACCTGAAGATTTACCACAAGAAATAATAGATGAAATATTAGATATGTGGAAAGATTTAAAAACAGGTGTGGCTAAAGGTGTAGAAGCAAAAAGAAAAATGATAGAAACGTATAACACTATATATATGACTAACTACAATCCTAATACAAATTGTGGTTCTTGTATATCAACGTGTTACGACCAAATAAAAAAATTATACAACAAATACAAGTAAAAATGAATACACCACATTATTATATTGGTAAAAATTATAAAATAGAAGCTAGAAAAGTAATTGAAGATTATCAAGCAGATAACTACAATATAGGAACAGCTATTACTTATTTATTAAGAGCAGGAAAAAAAGAAGGAAATCCAATGAAGCAAGATATAAAAAAAGCTATTAATCATTTACAGTTTGAACTTGATAGAATAAATAATGAAACAAATATATTAACAGGAGCAATAAAAAATGACAGTATATAAGTGTGAATGTGGAGATCATCAAAAGGAGATACATAAAATCTCTTTAGTATATAGAGATGGTAAATGGATAACAAAAGGTTCTGAATGTCCTTGTGGTAAATATATGGATAGTGAACCTGAAGAAGGTATGCCAACTATTAAAAGAACTGAAAGCTCACTTAGTAGAAACAAAAAAAGAGATTATTTGTGGAAGGGAGCAAAAGAAAAGCTAACAGGTGAAAGAGGTGTTAATGAAGATTTTAAATAGTGAACTTTGTAATTAACAACAATCAAGATAAACAAACACTATATAATTACTTAAAAGAATTAGATAGTGGATATTTAGTCAAAGTAAATAAACAAAGAAATAATAGGTCAAATATGCAGAACAACTATTATTGGGCTTGTATTGTACAACCATTAGCAAATGAGTTAGGATATTTTCCTGATGAAATGCACGATACACTTAAAGTAAAGTTCGCAAGTGAATGGCAAAGTATTGAACTACACGATAAACAAATAGGTTTGCAAAAAGTAAAAAGTACTGCTAAAATGAATAGTAAAGAATTTGAAATATATGCAGACCAAATAAGGATATGGGCTTTAACAGAATTAAATATCAAGTTGATGCTACCAAATGAATACGAATAAAATCTATTATATATTAGAACTTGATTAATCAAATTATTTCAAAATGAGTACACACGGAGGAAAAAGAACAGGAGCAGGAAGAAAGGCAAAAGCAGAAGAACAAAAGCTAATAGAGAATTTAACACCAATGAATGCTTTGGCTTTAGAATCATTACAAAAGGGATTAGAGAAAAAAGAACAATGGGCAGTTAAGTTATTCTTTGAATACTTTTATGGTAAACCACAACAAAGGGTAGATGTAACCACAAATGAAGAAAGCTTAAATATGCCACTAATAAACTTTGTTAAAACTGAATCTTAACGAAAAATATAATCCATTATTTAAATCTGATGCTCGTTATTTTATAATAACAGGAGGTAGAGGATCAGGTAAATCTTTTGCTGTTACTGTATTTCTAACACTACTAACAATGTCAGAAGGCATTAGAGTTTTGTTTACAAGATTTACTATGGTATCAGCTCACTTGTCTATTATACCTGAATTTTTAGAAAAGATAACATTACTTGGATATGAAAGTATATTTAGTATTAATAAATCAGAAGTAATAAATACTAAAAACAATAGTGATATATTATTTAGAGGAATAAAGACATCAGCAGGAAATCAAACTGCAAGTCTTAAATCATTACAAGGAATTAGCTGTTGGGTTCTTGATGAAGCAGAAGAACTAATTGACGAAGATATATTTGATACAATAGATTTAAGTATTAGAGAAAAGAATATACAAAATAGAATCATATTAATATTAAATCCTGTTACTAAAGAACACTGGATATATAAAAGGTTTTTTGAAGATAAAGGTGTACAAGCAGGTTTTAATGGCGTTAAAGACAATATATGTTACATACATAGTACATACCTAGACAATAAAGAAAACCTTTCTAAGAGCTTCTTAGAGCGTATAGGGGCTATAAAGCATAGAAACTTTAAAAAGTATCAACATAAAATATTAGGTGGTTGGCTAGACAAAGCAGAAGGTGTGGTGTTTGATAATTGGTCAATAGGTGAATTTAATCCTGATGGTTTACAAACTTCTTGTGGTATGGACTTTGGTTTTAGTGTTGATCCTGATAGTTTAACAGAAGTAGCAATAGATAAAACTAAAAAGAAAATATATTTAAAAGAGCATATCTATAAAAATGGTATGAAATCACAAGAACTTGCAAAGTTAATTATTGAAAAAGTAAGCAATAAACTAATTATAGCAGATAGTGCAGAACCTAGACTAATAGCAGATTTAAAACATTTAGGTGTTAATATAAAACCAGTAAAGAAAGGAACTATTGAAAGTGGTATAACAAGAATGCAAGATTATGAATTAATTATAACTCCTGAATCTACAAACATAGCTAAAGAGCTAAACAACTATGTATATGCAGATAAAGGTAGTAAGCTTTATGTTGATGCTTATAATCACGCTGTTGATGGAATTAGGTATAATGTAATTTACCATTTAGACAATCCAAATGCAGGTAAATATTATGTATATTAAAAAAGGAGCAGACACGCCCACGTTTATGTCTACTCCTTAAATTAACTTAAAAAACTTGTCTAGTAGTTGGCAAATATAAAACATTAAACTAAATACACAAAATTTCTATTATATAAATATATGGACATACTTATTAAAGAAAAAGGTAAGCAAAAAAAGTTCAAGTTAATTAACAAGTGGTCAGATGTCACTTTAGAAACTTTTCAAAAATTAATAAGTTTTCATACAGGTTCGAAGAGTAAGGAAGCTCTAAACACAATTGCAGAATTGTCTAATATTCCTAAAGACTTGATTAACAAGTTAGAAATATCAGATGTTGCAGCAATAATGAGTAGAATAGCTAAATTGCAAACAGAACAAAGTAGTTTGTTAAAAAAAGTAGTAGAGATTAATGGTGTGAAGTATGGATTCCATCCTGATCTAGATAGCATAACATTAGGTGAATATGCAGATATTGAAACTTTTATAAAAAGTGATATACAAAAAAAATTACCTGAAGCTATGGCAGTACTATTTAGACCAATTGTAAAAGAAACGCAAAATGGAGTTTATACTATTGAAGCATATGATGGAGATATAAGTATAAGGGCAGAAGAAATAAAAAAGATGTCAGCAGAACAAGTTCAAAATGCTCTGGTTTTTTTTTGGACTTTCGTAAACGTATTTTTTCAGACTATGCAATTATATTTGAAGGAACTGAAGCAGGAAGAGAAAGAACAATAGTAAGCGATTCTTTTGGTGAAAAATGGAGTTGGTTTGCAGTAATGTATAGGTTAACAGGTGGTGAGATAGTACATTTAGAAAAGATAACAAAGCTAAGTTTATTAGAATGTTTAACTTGGCTAAGTTATGAAACAGATTTAGAAAGTCAAAATAAAGTAAATTATGACAGTAAGAAATAAGAGTTATAACAATGTAGTAAACTATTTGTGTAGAATTGGTGAGTACCACGAGCAAATAGCAACAGTATCAGTTGGTGATATATATGATATTAACTTAGAGAAAATGGAAAAGCTGCCTTTGTTACATATTAATCCAACAAGTGTATCAACAGGTGATAGTGAATTAGTATATAACTTTCAAGTATTCATTTGTGATTTAGTAGATGAAAATATGGGCACTCAAACTAAAGAGCAATCTAACTTAACTAAGCTTGTCAATAATGATAACAATGAGCAGGAAGTGTGGAATCAAACCTTAGCAATAGCAACAGATATTATTGGTATGTTAAGACATAGTACAAGACAATCATTAGAAGGTGTTAATGATATTAACTCACCAATATACTTTACAGAAGATCAATTCTCATTAGAACCATTCAATGAAAGATTTGATAATTTATTATGTGGATGGGTGTTTAATATAGGTATTAAAGTAATGAATGATTTTGATACTTGCACAATACCTGTTACTAATTTAGGGGCAGGATATTAATGAAATTTAGAATAGGAAAATATAAGGTAACAATAGGTTTTTTTAAAATAACAATACACTTATGAATTATGATGATTTATTAGAAAAGTTAGAAGCTATTAGTATAAACTTAGAAAGTTATACTGATTATCCACAAGCAGCTACAAACAACGCAAAAAGAGCTAGAAAATGGAAAGAAGAAAATGGCAGTTCTTGTGGAACTAAAGTAGGGTGGACAAGGAGTTCACAATTAGCAAATAGAAAACCAATAAGTAGAGATACAATAGCAAGAATGGCTTCTTTTAAAAGACATCAACAAAATAAAGATGTACCTTATTCAGAAGGTTGTGGTGGTTTGATGTGGGATGCTTGGGGTGGTTCAAGTGGTATAAATTGGGCAATTAGTAAATTAAAACAAATAGATAAAAAATAAATAATTATGGCAGATTTAGTAACAACAATTAGTGAAAGTGTATCACTTAATGGAGCATTAAGAGGTTCTACAAATACAGTAACAACAACAGGTATTGTAGATGTTTTTGAAAGAATTTTAACTTGTGCGCATTCAAACACTACAACAGTAGCAGTATTTAATTCTACACCACACGGAGCAGATGGTGCGTTAGATGTGGAAAACTGTAAGTATTTCAGAATAACAAATCTAAGTACAGATCAAGATATGATGGTTGCTTTTGTAACTTCAGGTACTAATTATCAAGTAACTGTTAGAGCAGGTGGTTCTCACGTTTTATATCAAACAGAAGATGGTATATTAGGTGAAGCAGATTCAACTCCTGCATTTAGTGGTTTAGCAGATGTAGTAACAGTTGAGGTTAGACCATCAGCATCAACTGATGTACAAGTAGAGGTGTTTGCAGGATTGGTTTAATGAAAACTAAAAATATACAAAAGTATTTAGAAAGCTTTGCAAAAAAAGTTCTTAAACAGTCTGAAAGTATTTTAAAATCTAAAAAAGGCAGTACTAATTTAGCAGGAACTTTAAGAGCTAAAGTAGAAAAAGAAAAACAAGGTTTTGCAGTAAAGTTTTATATGGCAGATTATGGAACTTTTGTAGACAAAGGTGTTTCAGGAAATCAAAAGAAAAGAAGTTTCACTAATTATAAATTAACAAATGAAAGCAGTCCTTATAGTTATAAAACAAAACAGCCACCTAGTGGAGCATTAGATAGATGGGCAGTTAGAAAGAATGTAGCACCTAGAGATGAAAAGGGGCGTTTTATACAAAGGAAAAGTTTAATATTTTTAATAGCTAGAAAAATAAAAAGAGATGGGATACAAGGTATTAGTTTTTTTCAGAAGCCATTAGGATTAGAATACAAAAAATTAAAAAAAGGTTTTTTATCAGAATTTACAGAAGATATAAAATCATACATAACTACATTTACAAGATAATATGGCAAATTCAATAATAGAGCAAAAACCATTATTTAACACACTACCTGTTGGACAAGATATAATATTTGTAGTGTCTAATGATACTGCTCTTGCAACACAAGAAAGAGTAAAGTTTATAGCAGAAGTACATATAGCTGATGAACCACCCAATGTATCAACAGCAACAGATTTAATAGCTACTTTTAAAACTACACCAAATAATGCAGGAGTAGGTATATTTAATTTTAGTGATGTAATAGAGAATTATGTAAGTGCAGATCATATGGCTGCTTTAAACACTACATACAAAGGAACAACAACTACTGCAAGTAAAAGACATTCTTTGCATATAGTAGATAAATTCTCTAAGAGTAATAATGTAGTTAAGTATTTAGCATTACAATTTAAAGTAGAATACTTAGGTGCAGGAACTGATCCTAATGCAGTTACAACAGCAACAGGAACTTCTGTTAATTCTGATTCATATATTATATTTAATGGTTATTTAAAAAGAACTGATATACTACAAACAGGAACAGGAACAACACAAGATGATTTTGGTTTTGATTTATTTGATTATGAACCAATTGCAGTATTTCCTACTACAAATACAAGGAAGTTTTTGACTAATGCACCTGCTCAATTATATGCTAATATTGGTGATTATGGAACTCTATCTTTTTTACAATCAAATAGTACTTTAGCATCAGCAGTAAATAAAGTTAGATTTGAATACTTTGATTCTGATGGTAGTTCTTTAGGTAATGAAGAAATAACAAAAGATTTTAGTAATGGAGCTTATGATAATTGGAGTGCTGAAACAAAAAAGCTTATAGTACATTTAGGTTGTTTTCCTGGCAACTTAAGAAACGATCCATCAAGTACTTTTTCTACTTTAGTAACAAATAATACAATACAGGGAGGTTATTACACAATAGAATTAAGAAATGCAGGTAGTTTTCCTGTAACACAAAAATATACAGTCAATGTAACTTGTCCTGATTTAAGAGGATATGAAAGTTACAGACTATGTTGGCTAAATCAATGGGGTGCTTGGGACTATTATACATTTACTAAAAAATCAACTAAAACAATAAATAGTCAACAAAGTACATATCAGCAATTAGAAGGTAGTTGGAATGAAAGAGCTTATAGACTAGATAGCTTTAGAGGTGGTAAAAAAACATTTAGAAGAAATGCAACAGAACAAATACGTATAAATACAGATTATATTAATGCAAATGAAAATGTTTTATTTGAGGAAATGATTAACAGTCCTGAAATATATTTATTAGATAGCTTTCAAACAGATACAAACAATAGCTTGTTAAATCAATATGTAACACCAATTAGATTATTAACTTCTAGCTTTACAGAAAAAACTGTTGCAAATGATAAGCTAATACAATATACATTTGAAATAGAAAAGAGTTTAACACTTAGAACACAAAGTATATAATGAGTTTACAGCTAATATTATATCCACAATATTATAATGGAGTTAATCCATATAGTAGCAATCCAACAGAATTTATAGTAGATGGTATTGATTTTATTACAGTAAATACATCTAGTGAAAGCACAAGTTTAACAGGAACATTACCACAAGCTTTTGTTTCAGCTAATACTTTTAATGTAAATACTTTTTATAGATTTTCTAATTCAGGAGCTTCTGTTGTAGAAAGTGGTGGTCAAATAGCTTTTGCATCACAAAATGGAATACTACAAAGATTATCAAATTTAAATATTGGAGCTACATATGAGATTAGTATTGATGTAAATGCCAACACAATAAGTTTTGATGTTTTCCAATTTAATGGTTCTGTTCTAACATCACAAGCAACAATAACAGGAACAGGAACTCAAACATTTCAATTTACTGCACAATCTACAACAGATACAATAGCATTTTTTCAAACATCAGGTGTTGCAATAATAAATTCTATTAGTATTACAGAAATTTCTATAACAATAGCTCAACTTGAAAATCTTTTGTCTAATGGTCAAGTTATAGTTGATCTATATGAAGATGAAGATATACCACTTACATTAAGTGTAGATAATTTTAAAAATGTAATAGAAAAAGTACAAAGCTATTCTAAAGCATTTAAATTACCTGCAACAAAAAGAAACAATAAAATATTTGATAATATATTTGATATTACAAGAACTGATAATGGTATTGTATTTAATCCTTACAGGAAAACACAATGTGAATTAAAACAAGATGGATATATATTATTTGAAGGATATTTAAGATTGATTGAAATAAATGATAAAGAAGGAGAAACAAGTTATAATGTTAATTTATATTCTGAAGCAGTAGCATTAGCAGATATATTAAAAGAAAAAAAGTTTAGTGATTTAAGTTTTGAAGAACTTAATCACGATTATAACAAAACTAATATAAAAGCAAGTTGGAATGAATCACCAAGTTCAGGTATTACTTATTTAAATGCTAGTACTTCAGGATTTAGAGATGCTAATGATACTTTAAAATATCCTTTTGTTGATTGGCAGCACGATATATTAATTAGTAACGGAAATAATGGTACAAGTGGTTATCCTGAACTAAGTTCATTAGAACAAGTATTTAGACCTTTTATACAAGTTAAATATTTAATAGATAGAATATTTAAAGATACAGTATTTAGTTATGAAAGTGAATTTTTCAATACAACTGATTTTAAAAAGTTGTATATGGACTTTAATTGGGGTGCAGAAGAAATACCATCTCAAACTGCTGTAACACAATTTACAGGAACTTGGGCAAAAACTTTTTTACCTGCAACTACTAATGCTTCTGTAAATGCAGGAACAACTTTTACAAATTTAGAGCTATATAGTTATAATATTTTTAATGTTCCTTTGCCACCTAACTATAATACATCTACTCATATTATAACAGCTACAAATGATGGTGAGCAGTATAATATAGTTGGTGCTTATGAAATAGAAAATACTTCAGCAAGTGTTTCACAATCAGTTACTTGTCAATGGATTAAAAATAACACAGATGTATTAGCTACTCAAACTTTTACAATTCCTACAAGTAGTACTTTTAATTGGACTTTTAATTTTACTGAAGTGCTTCTATCAGGTAATACTTTACAAGCACAATTTAAAAGAGATAGTGGATCAAGCCCTGCAACAGTTAGACAATTTGAAAATGGTTTTTTCTTAACTGCTAATGTAGATTTTAATGTAAATCAAGTGCAGTTAACAACAGGAACTTTATTACAAACATTAAGAGGTGAATTAGGGCAATTTGAGTTTTTAAAAGGTTTATTGACAATGTTTAATCTTGTAACTATTCCTGATAAGCAGAATCCTAATAATATAATTATAGAACCATATGGTGATGTATTTATAAAAACAGGTTCAGGAACAAGTTTAGCAAATAGGGGAATTTCTTATGATTGGACTAACAAAATAGATGTAGAAGAAATCAAACTACAACCTTTAACAGAACTAAACAGAATAACTAAATTTATGTTCTTAGAAGATGAAGATGATTATACTTTTAAGATGTATAAAAACAGTACACAATCACCATCAAATGATATGGGGCATCTGTACGGAAGTTTAACATTTGACGCAAGTGGATTTACAATATTAGAAGGTGAAGATGAAATTGTAGCAGAACCTTTTGCAGCAACAGTACCAAAACCTTTATTTGATCAATTTGGTGATTTTATTGTTCCTGCTATATTTACTGCAAATGATGAACAAACAGAATTTGAAGGTTTTGATAATTCGCCTAGAATTTTATATAATAATGGTGTAAAAACTTTGCAGGGAGGTGTTGAATATTATATACCACCACAAAATGGATTGAGTTCAGAAAACCAATCTAATTTTTTACAATTTACACACTTAACAGATATACCTACAATAACACCATCACAAGCAGGAGTAACTACATCACAAGATTATCATTTTGGAGCTTGTCAATACTTTAATGGAATAGGCGCACCACCTAGTGAAAATTTATTCACTTTATACTGGCTACCTTATTTTAGTGAACTATATGATTCAGATACTAGAATAATGACTTTAAAAGTAAATTTGACTGCTTCAGATATTGCTACTTTTAATATGTATGATAGTGTATTTATTAAAAATAGAGAATATAGAGTAAATAAAATAGATTATAAACCAAATGACTTATCAATAGTTGAATTTATACTTGTAAAATAATGTCAAAAGCAACAATACCATACTTAAAAGGATTTGAGGTTAAGCCCTTTATGATAACACAAAACGGAAGTGTAATATTTACAGATGGAACTGCTGTAATGCGTCCTAATCAAATGCAATGTGAAGCATATGGATATACTTACGATATTACAACAGGCACTTGTTCAGCTTTTCCTTATAGTGCTAATTTAAATAAAAATATAGATAATTCAGCAAATACTATTAAAGGTTCTAGAAATGTAACACATCAAGGAACTCACAATACACAAATATATGGTGAAAGCAATACAGTCAAAGGTTTAAGTAGAAACAATATAATAGCAGGAAATAATAATGAAATAAGTAATGGAGTAAACAATACATATGTATATGGTACATTAGCACAATCAACAGCAGATAATAGTATTGTATTGGGTGGTAATGCAGCAGGTGATAATTTAGCAGAAAGACAAAGTATTCAATTAATGTATGGCACTCAAACAACAGCAGGTGGAACAGTTGATAGTTATTTAAATAATGTTACAGATAGTTTTTTTGTAATACCTGATAATACAATTATGTACTTTCACGCTGATGTAGTTGCAGTTAGAGTAGCAGGTACTAATACAGGAAATACA